TTCATTCGCTGATTACGCAGCGAGGGCACAAGAGGCCCGAAAGGGCTTATGCAACTGGATTTTGTCCGCGTAACGAACGGTCCGCAGCGTGCGGCTGCGAGTATCGACACCAACATTGGTATCGATGAAGTAGGCGTTCAAAGGCACTTCGTCGATATCGGTGTCGCCTTCGAGCATCTCAGTCCACACGGTGGTTTTCGCACCGGCGGTCATCTGAGATTCCGTGGTCCAATCGATCAGGGGAGTGTATATGACGGGTTGTTCGCGGAATTGGAGAACCAATTCAGGAATGTACTCCGTCCACAAGTTTTGATCGATGTGAGCTCAGTTTTGTTGCCCTCTTGCGAGGGGCTGGAGCATTTCTGTCCAGCTCTTACGTTCTCGCGTAAGCTCGGACTATACCATTACCCAAACTACGATACAATTCCCGTAGCAAACATTGGGTATCCTGTCTCTAGTCTCTGAACCTTGCCCATTTCAGGGCCTTGGCTGCTGATCGACCAATCCGCAAACTTTTTAGCCAATCGCGCTCTACCTTTCGGTACACGCTGTTGGGTTGCGGCTCTAAGGTTATTCCAGCAATTTACAGGATTTTCAATCGGCATTACTGCCGAAGGCGGCAAATAGGAGATGAAACGATGATTTATACATGCAAATGGTGTGGAAACACCTTTGAATGTACTCACAAGAGAAAGGTTTGTGAGGAATGTCGAAAATTGCATGATCCATGGCGTCCCAGGATTGGAAGTATTCAGACTGCAATCTGTAAAGATTGCGGGAAAACTTTTGAATATACCCAAACCCGTGGTAGGCATAAAGAAAGATGCAATTCCTGTTCTCCAACAAAGGTTGGAACTCTTATCTCTGTGACCTGTGATACCTGCGGAAAGACGTTTACTTATGCAAGTGGATTTCACGAGTTTACAAAATGTGACACATGCCGAGCTGATCATCTCAGAAAGTACCTGGCAGAGTTTGCTCGCAATAAGAAAGACGGTATTGAAAAGGGAACCATTCTTACTGTTCGCTGTGCTCAATGCAATTGCGAGTTCAGTTATGAACTCGCCGGCAGAAGAAGAACTCTCTGCAATGATTGCATTGCCGATTTCAGCCTGGCTGCGATGGAACGACTTGGGCGAAAAGACACCTGGAACTACAGTAAATGGAAGCATACCCTCAAAGCATTTGGAGGGGTTTGCGCATACTGTAGTTGCAAGGTTTCTCGTTTTCATCGTGATCACTTTATTCCAAAGTCTCGTGGTGGCATTTCAGACATCGGGAATATTGTTCCTTCTTGTCCGTCATGTAACCTTCGTAAACACTCGAAAGATCCAAAAGCATTTCTTTCTCCAGACATCTACAATTACGTTTCATCGATCCTCGGTCAACTTAGGCAAAGTTGACCGAATTTACCGGATTCATATCATAGTATGCTTCAAGAGTGGACATGGTTTGTTCTCCTTAGGTAGGATTCGGAATGGCTTACAGAGCCGGCAGGCGCCAATCGCCATCGAGGTTGAAGGACTGGATACAGACTGCGATCTTGCCAGCAGTGCAGGCAGAACCGAGAGTCACGCGAAGGACACCGGCACTGGCATAATGCGCCTGAGCAGACGGATTCCAGTAGAACGTACCCAGGGTTCCGGGCACAATATTGGCTGTGGCAGCGAACTTGTTTGGAGTCGTTCCATCACCAACATTTACCGTTGGGGTAGTACCGGCGAAGGCTTCGTCGATACGAGTACCAACAGCGCAGATATACGTGTCGGCATCGATGGGGATATCGATGGTGGTTCCAGCACCGGCATCGGAATGGTCAATATGAACCACCTTGATGTCGGCTACGGCACGACGTTCGGAAAAATCAGTGTCCCCTAGAGCAGAATATTGCATACCCATGGCAGTGTCTCCTTTTTATTTGCCATCTTTTTTGAGTTGGTAGTATTTGTCCATCAGCTCGTTGTATTTCTTTGCATCGCCACCCATAAGAGCAGCGGTTGCCTCTTTGAAGACACCTGCGGAAGAACTTTTCCCGTTGTCATTCGTGGAAGCAGGAGCTGGTGGAGTTTCGCCAGTATTTTGCTTTTTCTGCTGCCCGGCCATCTCGTTGACACGGTTCTGAAATGCGGTGAGTTTCTGGCGAAGTTCATCACCGGTTCCATCAGGGAGTAGACCGTCCTTGTAAAAGGACATCAGCCCTGGGAAATCATTCATGATCATTTCAGCGCGTGCGAGTTTCGTTGCTTTTGCAGTAGCTTCCGCTGTAGCAGTTTCTTTTGCGGCTTTTTCTGCAGCAAGGTCAGCAACGGACTTCTCGTGAGCAGCAGCGACAACATCGAGTTGTCCCTTCGTGGACTCGAACAGCTTGCGCTGTTCCTCGAACTGCCTTTGCCATCCAGCAGCGCGTTTTTGCCATTCGCCATCGGTGCTGTTGGTTCCATTTTTTGGTTGACCGTTAGTTCCCGCTCCTTGGGTACTTTGGGTTTGGGTGGTGGAATCTCCACCAGATCCATCGCCATTACCATCTGGATCGGGAGTAATCAGATCAGCATCTAAATTGGTAGTAGGCTTTGCCATTGTGAAATCTCCTCAAATTAGGACATGTGGTAGATCAGAGCGACGTAATGGTTGGCAGACAGGTCTACTGCTGCGCTCTGTTGGATTTGGTCGGCAACCGTGATCGTCGACTCGAAATTGGCAGCCTGGTTGCCATAGGTGGCACCGGCGCCCACGACAGACAGCACCAGGTCATTCACCTTGAGTCCGGTGGCTGTGCACGCCCCAGCGAGATTGTGTCCCGCGAGGGACATCAAGCTCAGTTTTCCCAGGACAGCGCCCAGGTTGTGAGGGGTTACAGCTTTCAGGGCATTGGTAATCGCCTTTGCTTCTGCGTCGCTCGCCAGGGTCATCGTGCCGGCGCCGACCAGTTTGGTAGCAAGTCCCAGAGGGGTTACCGCGCTGTCATCATCGGTTCCTGCACTGACATCGGCAGAGGTAGCCAGGCGAACGAGGCCCGGATGTTGATTGGTCCCTAATATGTAGGCAGCGATCTCCTCGAGAACAATTGCCAGGCCACGGTGCGCCAATGGGGAAGCACCAGTTAGCTGTGACAGAACACTCTCCAGGGAGACTTCTGGCCGTACATACGGCGGGGTTGGTACTTGCGGAGTGAAGCTCATGATGGTCTCCTTTACGAAGTAAATTGTTGGTCACGGAAGCCAGAATGATTCCGTGTTGCCAGTCCGGATGGTCTTATTGCTGCCTCGTTTTCTTCTGAGGGCTTCCCGGCTGCTGTTTTGCTGGGTCTGGCGGAGATTTCAGTTTTGCTTGAAACTCCTCCCAGTCCTTGATCTGCTGTAGTTCCTGGTCAACATCCTCGACATCCCCTGTCATCTCAAGCAGGTGCTCAGGAGAACCAAGGCCATTGACGGCGCGGTTGACAAGCTCATTGACGAATACTTCACGATCTTTCGGCAGAATCGGCGCCCACGACTGCCTGATCCGCATTTCGAGATGTTCCTGCGTAATTCCAGCCTGGCTGTTGCTTTCAAGAATCCTCAGCATGATTGACGAGAGCCAATCCAAACCGCATGACCAGTTGACACGTTCGGTGTTGATATGTGAGACAAGAGGCCACATGCGAGCGACAAGTGTTGCGGCAGATCGTTGACTGCCCTCGTCCTCGCCATCGGCTACTGCTGGCACAAAAGATTCACCGCGGTAAGCTGCTATCAGTGCGTTGAGATACTTGATCGACGCTTCCGACATTGCAGGCTTGCGAATCTCAAAAGCATCAGGCTCGTTATTAGCGCCAAGACCATCCGACGAACCCAGGTCAAGAACATCAAGTCCTGGATAATGCACAACTTCTGGTGTCCCTGACACATTCCGCATGGCGGCATAAGCATGGGTATCTGCGTTATGAGCATCGCCCAGGTCGGCCCAGCGAAGATTTAGCTCTTTGGTCAGGCCCACCAGGTGGTCGATGATGTTCTCGCCGTAAAACTCATTGGCTCGAATGTGCGGGATATAAACTGTTGGAATCAGTCCCCAGGGATTGTCGCCCTCGGGTTTCACGCCCTCTTTTTTAATAAGATGCTCGTTGATATGGATCGAATACTTATCGAGCTCCCAATGCTCTATCCAATAGGCCGGGAAACCATTGGAAACCTCAACGCCATACCGGGCAGCATCGAGATATGTGATGGGTTTGACGATCCAAGACTCCTGGAGTCTGTATTCGTCACCTGGCATCGGGATTCCAACAAAATGCTCGGGTGAAACACGCTCAACCATAAGTGGGACACTTCGAAGCTTCTTCTGCTCCGGGACGTAGCGGACATGGAAGATACACCCTCCAAGAATCTGGCTGAGGATTCCTTGCCGCATCATCAATGTGCGTCCGAAGTTTTCCCACCAAATGCGATTCAAAATACCTTCAGCAACATTGGCTGCTTTGTGTTTCGCCTTCTTCTGAGCAGGATCACCCCCTTCTACGACAAGTTTTGGCAGCACCAGTGGCCGCCCATCGTCTTGAACTTCACCAAAAAGCGCATAAGCGTGCTTTTGGACAGTTCCACGAATAGGGTTGAGACGAAGCGGGTAAAGATCAGTCTTGCTGTTGTTCAACGGCTTCAGGGCATCGCCGGTGTACCAACTCATGGCCTCTATGTATTTGTCAAGGTTCGCGTGATACAAGATGTATGGGAATCCATCTACCCTCTGCAGAACTACAGATGAGACATCTCCACCCATCTGAAGTGGATCATGTAGAACTCGGTCGATCACATACTGATCGAACGGGTTCTGGTACTGGTTTTTTCCACCAAACGTTCTGCTCTTGAACATGATCACCCTGTCGTAAAATAAAAAAAGACACGAAACGCCCGCAGTTTCCTGCGAGAATTTCATGTCTTTGTTATAAAAATTATACAACTCGCGTCGCTACGTTGTTATTGCAGCGGCCTCGGGGACGACCTCCTCGTTGATCTCAGGTTCTGTCGGTCTGGATGGAGCAGCAGCGACGCTTCTACGGGACCGTCCTGGTCCATCATAACGAATAGTCTCACGAGTCCCAGGATGGATAGCCTGAGGAGAAGCCTGATAATCCTTCTTAACCAGCTCAGAAATTTCCGCATTATAGAGTCTCCTGATGTAAAACGCCGCCATACAGAATGCAGCGACCAAATCTTGAGGTAGTTTGCTCGATGTACCCCTGTCTAGCATGGGATCGTAGTTGGAAAGCTGCCCGCGCATGCCCGTAAACACCTTCGGCCACCTGAAAAGCTCTGCTTCGAGCAAAAATTGACCTGCAATCAGGTAAGAAGGCTTCTTTGCGCCCGAAAAATCCATCCCACGCACCTTTGCACCGACCGGAAGCCTGATTTTTTGCCCAAAAATGGTCGCGTAACCATCTTCGTCCCGCTTTTTGAGTAGTTCGTTGATGGTTTCGGCCGTATTTTTCTGTGTGGCAGTGCTATCAACAGCGGTAAGAATCGGTCTGTACTTCGACATAAACTTCGCCAGTTGGATAGTCCATGGCGCAATTGAGCTTTTCCCATCCCCCCACCAGGCTGCAACGATCTCTGCACGCTCTTTAGGGAAGTCATTTAGCTTGTAAACGAGCAAAGCAGGTGCGTTTCGATATGGAGCGCAGCCAGTGCCCGGGTCACCGACGACCAAATAGTATCCGTCTCTGAATGCCGGCGTCTCGAAATGCCAGGCACCGATACCTGCACTCTTTTCGATAACGTACCCTTTGTCGCCATCGTTGGCAAAATCCTCGATCTGTATGCCCCATTGTTCATCCTCACATGCGTAAATGCTTGGTCTGGAGAAGTAGTTGCCATGACCTTCCGGCCGGCTGCCTTCAATGAACTGATTCCACTCGCTCTTGGGTATACGCTGCAGCATTTGTTCGAGTTGCTTAGGAGTCACGTTATGATTGTGACGGGTGGACACCATCATCGACAGGTTGTTTTCGGGATCTCCCTGGGCCAGGTCGAACAGATACCAGAAGTGAGGGTTATCCCACGGGTTCGACATAATCGTGAGCCTGCCGATACGCTCACGGCCACGAAATGAGCCTCGCAAACGGCTTCCGAGCTTTGTTACGATCTCATCCAGGTTGTCAATCAAACCGGCTTCATCGACATTTATCCAGTCGCCTTCAAAGGTGAGGATATTTGACGCATTCTCACCGATTGACATAAACAGTAAATTCGAAATAACCAGTTTGTTGTAAACCTTGAAGCGCAATTCGATCTTGGGATAAGGTTTAGCCGGCGATGACCAGATCAGACGTTCAAATGGAGTCCCTGAGGCCATCTTGATGATGTACTCATACATCCATTGGGCCTGGAGAGCGGTGGGCGCCACGTTAAGGAACTTGAAATCTGGATGGACTTCGAGAGCCATCCAGCATGCACACATACCTATTGTTGTCGTTTTGCCGGTAGCGAAACCACCGGAGACGACAGCATTTTTCTGACTCATGGTGATCAGCGACTTCTGCCAGGCCCCCTCAGGAT